ACACTGACTCAGATGAGTATTATAGTGAGATTGATAAGAGGGTCCAACAAGAGTTGCCCCACAAGTTTAACGTGGAAGCGAAGAAAAACGTCCAAACAGTCGCTTCAGCCACACGCAACACATCGACTGGACGCAAACAAAATCGTATTCAATTGACGCCAAGTGAACAGGCATTAGCCAAAAAACTTGGAGTGTCATTTAAAGATTACGCAATACAAAAAGCGAGGCTACAAAAATCATGAGCAAGAAAGAGATAAAAGTAACGAGAGCAAATAGCAACGATGACAGAGTCCCTAGAGACTCAGAAGCCAGAAGCAAATCTGAAAGGCCAAAAGCCTGGAAGATGCCTTCAGCTCTTGAGCTTCCAGAAGAAGCTGTAGAAATTGCAAAATCTCAAGGGATTGTTTATCGATGGGTAAGAGAATCTGTAGCTGGACAAGATGACAAAACGAATGTCTCAAAAAGATTTCGTGAAGGATTCGAGCCAGTTAGACCAGAGGAACTCCCAGGATTTCATGATTTGCCTATAGTCGATGATGGTCGACATGCTGGAATTATTGGTGTAGGTGGGTTAATACTGTGCAAGATACCGAAAGAAATCGCAGATCAGCGTAATGAATATTTCGCTAGCCAAACTGAAAACCAAATGAGTGCAGTAGAGAACGACCTGATGCGTGAAGAAAATCCTGCGATGCCAATCTCAAGAGAGTTGAAATCAAGGGTAACATTTGGCGGAGGCAACAAAGGATAACTTTGTTAACTCTTTAACAATTTTAATTTAGGAAATAACTATGGCAAACCAAGATGCTGCTTTCGGCTTAAAGCCTTCAAGCAAATTGGGTAGTAATGTAAACTCCGAAGGGACTACAGAATACTCAATTGCTTCAGGTGCAAGCGGAAACATATTTTCAGGCGATCCAGTTAAGATGGCTAACACAGGTACTATTTTAGTAGCTGCTGCTGGTGATCAATTACTGGGAGTCTTTAGGGGATGCAGATATACCAATGCAAGCGGTGAGGTGATTTATTCAGCTTACTGGCCAGATGGTACTGTCTCATCAGACGCGGTGGCTTTCGTAGTTGACGATCCTAACGCATTATTTGAAGTACAAAGTGCTGCAACTGGTTCAGTTGTACAAACTGTTGTTGGTAATAACGCCGACATCGTTTATGCTGCTGGCTCAACATCAGATGGACAATCTGGCGTTGAAATCAGTGGAACCACTGCTGCAACTTCAGCTCAACTAAGAATAGTTGGGTTTTCAGGCGATCCTGAGAATAATACTTTAGGTACTGGTTCTCAATCAGCAAACGTCAACATGATAGTCAAAATTAACGAGCACTTCTATGCTCAAACAACTGGAGTTTAATAATGGCTATTAATCGTTCACAATTAGCTAAAGAGCTAGAACCCGGTCTAAACGCCTTGTTTGGGATGGAGTATAATCGTTATGAAAACGAACATGCGGAAATCTACGACACTGAGTCATCAGATAGAGCATTTGAAGAAGAAACCTTAATCGTAGGTTTCGGTAACGCACAAGTAAAAGCTGAAGGAAACGGAGTCGCATTCGACAACGCTTCAGAAGGCTATACTGCAAGGTACTCTCACGAGACTGTGGCGTTAGCATTTGCACTTACTGAAGAAGCTATCGAAGATAACCTCTACGACAGATTAGGCGCTAGATACACTAAGGCTCTAGCAAGATCTATGGCACATACTAAGCAAGTAAAAGCTGCTTCTGTATTGAACAATGCTTTCTCATCCAGCTTTACTGGTGGAGATGGTGTTGCTCTAGTAAGTACAGCTCACCCATTAACTGGTGGCGGTACTTTCTCAAACAGACCAAGCACTTATACTGACTTAAATGAGACTTCATTAGAAGATGCAATCATTTCTATTTCAACTTTTGTTGATGACAGAAACATGATTCTTGCTCTACAAGGAACTAAGTTGATCATTCCACCACAATTACAATTTGTGGCTGATAGATTGCTCAACACTCCTGGCAGAGTTAGCACTTCTGACAATGACATCAATGCTATTAAGAACATGGGAATGGTCCCAGAAGGTTATTCAGTTAACCATTTCTTAACAGACAACGATGCATGGTTCTTGAAGACTGATTGTCCTGATGGTTTTAAACACTTCGAGAGATCTCCTCTTTCAACTTCTATGGAAGGTGACTTTGATACTGGCAACGTCAGATTCAAAGCTAGAGAAAGATATTCTTTTGGTTTTTCAAACCCAAGATGTGTCTTTGCATCACAAGGTGCATAAATCCAATTTCATTGGTAAAGGGAGCTTCGGCTCCCTTTTTTTTATTTAATATAAAAGTTTGTTTATTCTTAGTTAATAAGTGTATAATCCAAGAAAAGCCCGTGAGGTTTTATGAATACAGGATTACATGAATCTATAAGCTTGGCCAACTCTCCATGTAATGGAGTCTGCTCAACTTCCATGGCTCCCTTTGATGAAATATGTCAAGGCTGTGGTAGAAACGTTGAGCAAATAAGGGATTGGGAAACATTCCCAGATTTTCAAAAAAAAATAATTAACGTTACAAACTGGCTTAAAGGATATGACATTCGTCAAAAAAACGATAGAATAAATGTTATGTCCGCAGATTCAAAACAAAAAATTAAAGATATTCAAGGTAGATTAATTACCATTCAATCTCTTATAGAAATGGTTGGGAAAGATATGATTGATGAATTTGGCAAAGATCCAATTATAAAAGAATCATATAAAGCTTTGTTTGACTCTAGAGAATTAATTTTAGAATCAAAAGAACACTTCCCCCAAGAGTCCTAAAGTAGTATAGTTATCTAAACCGAGGTAACTCGTTGCACCAACTGACTCGGCAGACTTACTCCAAGATGGGGCAACATATTTAGTTAGGAGACAATAATGGCTAAATCAACTTTTTCAGGTCCAGTCAAATCATTGGCAGGATTTATTTCAGCAGGGGTTAATAACTCTGTTTCTTTAACCGCAGATACTACTTTAACAGTAGATGCACATGCAGGAAAAATCTTGTTGTGTAATGATGCAGATGGTAAATTTACTTTACCTTCTATCTCATCAGCAACTCCAAGCGATCCTACAGACCCTAACCAAGCTAACAACATTGGTGCTTCTTTCTATTTTGTAATAGAAACAGCAGCAACAGACTTAGATATTAAAACTGATGGTACCGACAAATTTGAAGGTGCTGTATTAGTAGCTGTAGACGATGGAGCTAAGAAAGCTTTTGTTCCAGCAGCATCTAACGATGTTATGACTATGAATGGTTCAACTAAGGGTGGTATTGCAGGAAGTGTTGTACGAGTTACAGCTATCGATGCAGCTACTTACCTTGTTCACGATTCATTATTAATTGGTTCAGGAACTATAGTTACACCATTTGCTGACGCTTAATTTTAGGAGCTAATTATGGCAGATGCAGTAACTTCAACAACTCTGTTAGACAGTGATAGGCTTGCTATTATTCAGTTGACTAATACATCTGATGGTACAGGTGAGTCAGCAGTCGTAAAAGTAGATGTTAGTGCTTTACAGCCTAACAACTTTGGCAAAGCATGTACTGGTGTTCGTCTTGCAAAAATTGTTTACTCAACCTTTGGTATGAGTGCAAAACTTTTGTGGGATGCAACCACCGATACTATTTGCTGGGACTTAAACGAAAACTATACTGATTCAGAAGACTTTACAGAGTTTGGTGGAATAGTAAACACAGCAGGAACGGGTAAAACAGGAGACATAAAATTGACTACGACTGGTCACGCAAGTGGCGATTCGTATGTAATAGTGTTAACTGTGATTAAAGACTACGCTGCTTAAATTCTTGTAGCAGTGCGTTAAGTGCTGCTACATTTTTATTATGGTAGTAAAAAGAAAAGCAAAACCTATACGCAAAACAACCAAGGGCAAAGGCGCTAACTATAGGCCTACTAAGTCTGGGGCTGGTATGACTGCTAAAGGTATTAGAGCTTATCGAAAAGCTAATCCGGGATCTAAGCTCAAAAAAGCAGTAACGGGAAGCGTTAAGAAAGGAAGCACAGCAGCTAAAAGACGTAAATCTTATTGTGCAAGATCAGCAGGTCAGCTTAAACGTAGTTCAGCTAAAACAAGAAATGATCCTAACTCAAGAATACGTCAAGCAAGACGAAGGTGGAAATGTTAAATGGCTAAAGCAAAAAGTGGTGGAAAGATATGCCCAAAAGGAAAGGCCTGGGCTAAGAGAACCTTTGATACATATCCTAGCGCATATGCAAATATGGCTGCATCTAAATATTGCAAAGATCCAAACTATGCTAAAGGATCTAAAAAGAAAGTAAAAAAAATGAAAGACGGTGGTCTTGTAGGTGGCGGCAGACAGGCTCGTCAAAATAGACAAGTATTATAATGGGCCAGCTAAAGGAATGGCGTAATCAAAATTGGGTTCGCATAGGATCTGATGGATCTATTAAAGGACCTTGTGGTACAAGTAAGGATAAAAAAAATCCAGATCGTTGTTTGCCAATGTCAAAAGCTAAAAGTCTTTCAAAAGCAGAAAGATCGTCTACAGCAAAAAAGAAAAAATCAGCAGGAAAGAAAGGTAAGACTGTTGTAGCAAATACTCCAAAAGCAAAAGTTAGATTAAAAAATGGCGGAGAAGTAAGGAGAATTGCTAGAGGTTGTGGTAAAGTAATGCCTAATAGAAGGAAGAGAACTAAATTTTCTTAGAGGAAGAGATTGGCTTATTTATATAGCAATGTCCCGCATTTTAAATGTTGGGTAAGGAGAGAATATACACACAACCATGAGAAGTATCATGGTGAATTTTTACATGCAATGGCTGTTGGTGTTACCACTATGCCAAATCGTTGCCTGGGTTTTCATTTAATATTTACCGGCGTAGAAGCTGAAGGCGAACCTGAAGATACAGTTCATGGTGGAGCTATGTGGGCAAGGATGCCTATTACAGCTTTAGTTGGAGATACTCCTTTTGAAGAATGGCCTGAGCCTATGGCAGTACATGATGCTCAACCATGGGATTGTTCATCGCATCATAATTCAGTTTATGTTATTAATAGAGCAACTCCTTGTCCTTGGTTAGCAAAAATAGACGGAGAAATTTTTCCAGCAAAATATTACTTTACAGTTGATTATGCTGAAAGCGAAATAGCAGATCATCCAGCTCAACATAAAAGCAGTCATGTTTTAGAGCTACTTGATGCAGGAGAATGGACTGGAAATATTGTAGCTTTACCTAACAACAGAGTTCGTGCTACTCA